CAGAACGCCATGTCTCGTCTTCTCGAAAACCAAGCTAAGGAGCTTCTCCGCGAGGCTAACACCATGTCTGGTGGTAGTGTCGAAGGTTTCGCTGCTGTTGCTTTCCCAATTGTTCGTCGCGTTTTCGCTGGTCTTATCGCCAACGACCTCGTTAGTGTTCAGCCAATGAGCCTACCCAGTGGTCTCATTTTCTTCCTTGACTTCACCTTCTCAGGTGACCTTGGTGGACTTGAAAACGCCCAGGCTAGTCGCTTTGGTAACATTGCTGACAAATCCATTTATGGTACCGATCAGGTTGCCAAGGGTGTTGTCGATGGTGTCACCCTAACTGACGCTCGCGGCGGCGACCTCGGTGGTCCTCGTACCGTTGGCGCAAACGGCTACAACTACTCTAGCCCAAGTGGTTCAAACGAAGCACTCACTACAGGCACTGGACAGCTTGCTGTTAAGGATGTTTTCACCCTTGATGGAAGCGTTACGGATGCAAGAAAGAAGCTGGTTGATTTCGATCCCGATCTTCTTGCCAAGACTGATGGGACTCTTTCTGTTGTCTTGGTTGACATTAGAAAGGATGCTTTTGATCAGGCAGATTACGAGAATATGTCAGGTTTCTCTTTCCTTGGTATTGCTGCGCAATCAGCAGGAACCAACGATATTCTTGCTTCACTAAACGCGATCAGTGGTATTAGCTTCACCGGCTACACCACTACTTCTCAAGTTCGTCGCCTAACCAGACAGGTTGCTGCTGCTGATGCTGCCACTTCTGTTGATGCTGTCAGATTCTACTTGGTTGGAACTGGTACTTTCACCGAAGGAACAACTGGCGCCTCTGGTACCGGTGTGAACGCTGGCAATATTCAGTTCCCACAAACTGATGATTTCGCCGCTGGTGGCGCACTTGGTTCTGTTATCGGTCAGGCGGTTTGGGGACTTGAAGGCAACGCCGACATTCCTGAAATCGACATCAAGGTTAACTCAATCGCAGTTACCGCCAAGACCAAGAAGCTCAAGGCTAAGTGGACCCCAGAGCTTGGTCAGGACCTCAATGCATACCACAACTTGGATGCCGAGGTTGAACTTACTTCACTTCTCTCCGAGCAGATTGCTCTTGAGATTGACCGTGAGATCCTCGCTGACCTTGTCCGTGGTGCCACCGCAGCTACTCGCTATTGGTCGCGTGCCCCTGGTCTCTTCGTTGACGTTAACGGTAACGAGCTAGGCGCAACTTCTGCTGCTCCTGACTTCACCGGTACTGTCTCCGAGTGGTACGAGACCCTCGTTGAAACCATCAACGATGTCTCTGCACAGATTCACCGCAAGACTCTCCGTGGTGGTGCTAACTTTGTCGTCTGTGGACCTGAAGTTGCCAACATCCTTGAGTTCACCGCTGGCTTCCGTGCAAGCGTCACTCACGACGACGAGAAGGGCTCCATCGGCGCTCTCAAGACCGGCTCACTTAGCAAGAAGTTTGATGTCATTGTTGACCCCTACTTCCTTCGCAACGTGATTCTTATTGGTCGCCGTGGTTCTAGCTTCCTTGAGTCTGGTTATGTCTACGCACCTTACGTGCCACTACAGACTACTCCCACAATCTTCGGACCAGAAGACTTCGTGCCACGTAAGGGTGTTATGACCCGTTACGCGAAGAAGATGGTGCGTCCAGATATGTACGGTCTAGTCGTCGTTCGTGGTCTCCTTGGTGAGCAGGGCTCCTGATAGTTAACTAACCCAAAACTAAGCCCCTCGCCGCAAGGCGAGGGGTTTTTTTATTGTACAAGGCTTTTAATAAAACATTATACTATTTAATATGAATTCGCGATGTCATACATCGAGTATTAAAGCATATTTAAAGGAGATTATAATATGGCTAAAGTAGCAAGAGCGGCAAGAGTAGCAAGCCGCCAAAGATTGGAATCAGTGTCAGGTACAAAGGTGATTGAAAGCGCTGAGACTGGTGAACTATATTCACTAATTGCCGCGAGCACCATCACCTTACCAGCCCCTCAAGACGGTGCATATTTTAAATTTATCGTTGCTGCCGCAATCAGCAACACGGCGACTGCTGTAGTTATACAAGCTAGTGCAGCATCTGTTTTGATGTCAGGTGGTGTTATTCTTCACAAGCACGGCACTGCTGTTGTACAGGCTAATGATGATGCCTCTAATGATCACAAAATTACTATTGACGCTAATGGTGGTGCTGGTAATAAGGTTATGCCGGGAACCGTACTTGAATGTTATAGTGATGGAAGTAGATGGGTTCTTTCAGGAATGATCTTGACCGAAGGCACTGTATCAGTAGCGTTTGCATAAAGGGTAAAAAAATGGGTCGTAGAAAGAAAAGAGCGAGACTTCTCGCACGGAAGGCAGCGCTTCTGGGAACTCCAGAAGTCGCCCCTGTGGTTGAGCAGGCACCAGTTGTAGTTGAAGCTGCACCTGTTGTCGAGGAGCCAGTAGTAGTTGCTGCTCCAGTTGTTGAAGAGTCAGTTGTCGTAGAGGCACCAAAGGTTGCAAAGCCTGTTGCCAAGAAGACAACGAGAGCAAGAAAGACAACCTCCACACGTAGAAGAACTACCGCAAAGAAGACTACAGCTAAAAAATAATATTGTCTCCTTCAATGTTGCCCCTTCATCTAACAAGATGAGGGGGCTTTTGTTTGTTCTTTCACTATTTACTAACGAACAGGAGGCTCCATGAATGCCCACGAACTTACAACCACTCTCAGAAACCAGTGCGATAATCTTATCATCAACCGGGTCTGCCTCTGACGTAGCCACAGCAGTTCCATTTGGAGTTTACAGTAGTTCAGAAAAGTTTTTGACTGGTGCAGCACTGCAAGTAAATTTTGTGTATAAGAGGCTTGGTGGAGATGTTGTTGATATTGAGCTTACAAATGCCAATGTCTATGCTGCCTATGAAGAAGCAGTCTTAGAATACTCATACATCATTAACATGCATCAAGGAAAGAATGTCCTATCAGATACACTAGGCAAACTAACTGGCACTTTTGATCACAAAGGTGAGACTATCAGCGGACCATCTAGCGCGAGCCTTCAGTATCCAAAAGTCATGCTGTCGTATGCCAACAAGATTGGCGATGGCGTTTCAACGATGGCAGGTGTCGGCGGCACAACTCGTATTTATTCCGCATCATTTACAACTGTCAGGAACCAACAAGACTATGACCTTCAAACTATTGTGTCAGCAGCTTCAGATACAGGTTTAGATGATTCAGGCGGTGCAGTTCCGTATGCAGGAAAAATTGGTGATTCACGCATCATCATAGATAAAGTTTATTATCGCTCTCCAATCGCCATGTGGCGCTTTTACGGCTACTACGGCGGCGGTATGGGAGTGGTTGGAAACTATTCCACCTATGGTCAATACTCCGATGATTCAACCTTTGAAATAATCCCAACTTGGCAAAACAAACTACAAGCAATCATGTATGAAGACGCCCTCTATACAAGAACCTCTCATTACTCATTTGAGATTATAGACAACAGGTTGCGTTTGTATCCAACACCTCGTGGTGCAGATGGCTTTGCTAGTTATATGAACCGTGTTTGGTTCCGCTTCAGAATAGCAGACAACTCTTGGGGTGAAGATGGGGATACCAACACAGGAGTTAGAGGCGTCAACAACATAAACACTCTTCCTTTCGATAACATTCCATACATTAACATCAACTCAATGGGCAAACAGTGGATTCGCAACTATGCTCTCGCACTCTGCAAGGAAATGCTTGGGCAAATTCGTGGCAAGTTTCAGACTGTCCCAATTCCAGGCGAGTCCGTCACCTTAAACTACTCTTCGCTTCTATCCGAGGCTCAAAAAGAAAAAGACGATCTTCGTCAGAAGCTAACTGATATGTTGAAAGAGATTGAATATACTGAGTTGGCAAAGAAAGATCAAGAGAAGGTCACGGCAGCAGAAGAAACTCTTCGTCGCTCTCCGCTACCCATCTTTGTAGGATAAATGAATGTCAGATAACGAATGGTCCAGACCAGCATCGCCACCACCTCCGCTCTTTCTTGGTAAGAAAGAAAGAGATCTTGTTAAGCAGGTTAATGATGAGCTTATTGAAAAAGTTATTGGACAACAGATCCTATACTACCCAATTGACATGGACGCAACAGACTTCCACGAACTATACGGCGAGGCAGTAGAAAAGACTTATCTTCCTCCGGTACGAGTTTACGCTCTTGTAATGTTTGATGATGAAGGTTCTTCATACCTTGACTCTGTTGGAATAGACAGCACTTCACAGATCACTGTTCACTTTCATAAGCGCAGACTCACAGAAGATCAGAACCTATTCGTTCGTGAAGGCGACTTCGTTCTTTACGGCGAGAGATACTACGAAATTATGAAATTGTCTTCTTCTCGAAAGCTGTTTGGTCAAGTAAACAATACATTTGAGACCTCTGCTATTTGTAAGAGGGCACGCAAGGGATTATTCGATGCTACCTAAAAACTTTGATTTTGCACAACTGCCAGAAGATAGAGGCGAGTTTACCTTGAAAGAGTTAGGTATGCTTGGCTCCAGTATAGAAGACATCGATTATGCAATGATGTCTTGGCTAAAAGAAGATCTTGAGCTTTCAACCTTAACTAACGAAGGAAATAAGAGAGTCCCTGTCTTATGGCAGACTCCCGAAAGAGCATTTCAGATCAAAAAGAATCATGATTTAAGGCACCCTATTGATGATGGTGGCGGCGTGATAACTCTCCCGGTTGTTTCAATAGAGAGAACCGGCATCGTTAAAGATCCTGCCAGAAAAGGTGGATTTCAGGCGCACCTTTACTCGGATAAAAGAGACGGACGCACAGGAAGAATGATTATCGCCAAGAGAATCAAGCAGGACAAAACACGAAACTTTGCTGTTGTTGGTAACACACGTACAAACACTTCCGGCGATAGGCAAAAATACTTCCCGAGAGTAAACAAAAAGATTGTCATTGAAACTCTCACAATACCAATCCCAATTTACATAAACGTTGATTATAAAATAGTTGTAAAGACAGAGTATCAACAACAGATGAATGATCTCACTCAGCCGTTTATGACAAGAACAGGACAAATAAACTCATTTGTAATGCGTAGAAACGGTCATCTTTATGAAGCATTTATTGACCAAGGTTTCGCCCACTCCAACAATATTGCAAGCCTTGGAGAAGACGAGCGACAGTTTACAAGTGAGATTAGTATAAAAGTTATTGGCTACCTTATAGGTGAAGGAAATAATGATGACCGACCTATAATAAGGAAAGAAGAAAATGCAGTAGAGGTTGTCTTTCCCAGAGAAACAGTAGTGCCATCCGGCAATGATGACTTTTTTATAGACTAGACATATCCTGAAGTCTCTTTGGGCGCACTCCTACTATTTACAATGAGATTAAGAGTGCTGTATGGCACTATTTTATAAAGAGAGGAACCCCTAATGCCCGTAAAAAGTTTTAAATTTGTATCTCCTGGCGTGTTTATCAACGAGATTGATAATTCGTTCAGACCCCGCCGCCCAGACGCGATTGGACCAGTAGTTATCGGTCGCTCCGTCCGTGGACTTGGAATGCAACCTGTCAAGATTGAGTCATTTTCTGACTTCCTGACCATGTATGGAGATACCGTCCCTGGTAATGCGGGCGGCGATGTTTATCGCGACGGCAACTACCAGTCGCCAATGTACGGCACTTACGCTGCCAAGGCATTCCTTAATGCCTCTGTTGCTCCTGTTACTTATGTTCGTCTTCTCGGAGTCGAAAACTCCAATGCCACTGCTGATGGTGTTGCTGGCTGGAAAACTACGAACAGTCCAGCAAACGCTTTGACTGATAACGGCGGCGCATTTGGTCTTTGGGTTTTTCCTTCAAGTTCAGGAGGCACTGGCGGCACCGGAGCGTCAGATTTGGGAACTGGCGTCTTAGCAGCAGTTTGGTATGTTGACGAAGACGCATCTGTCCAGCTTAGTGGCAGCCTAGCTAGAACTACTACAAAAGCGCAGGGTGTTGGCAAGGTTATTGAAAGTGATTCTGAAGGCAAGTTTACAGTGTTTGTTGAGAATGCTGTGGCATCTGATGATTCGAACAAGACCTTTACTTTCAACTTTGATGATTCAAGCGAAAGGTTCATTAGAAAAGTTTTCAACACAAACCCACAGCTAGTTGCGGGAGGAGACTTTTATGCCTCCAATCTTGAAAGAAACTACTGG